TTGGTGAGAACATGACACTCGACACACGCGCCCGCGCTACAGCAGATAAATTGCTAGATAAGTTTGGCAAATCAATCACGCTAACGTCAATTGTTGAGGGAAGTTATGATCCTGCAACGGGTGATATGGGTGCAGGTACAACAACAAGCACCACGCACACGGCAATCATTAAAGATTATAACGGCATTGATTTTATTAGTGGTGTTGTGCAAGCAGGCGATAGAAAAGTTATGATTGCAGCGTTAGACACAAAAACGCCACAACCAGCCGATAAAGTAACGATTAACAGTGAAGTTTATCAAGTAGTGGCGGTTAGGCATATATGGTCAGGTGAATTGCCCGCGCTTTATGAATTGCAGGTGAGAAAATGACAGGCTCAATGTCGCAAATTGTTGCTCGTGCAAATGGTCATGTTGACAATAAAATCAGAGCCGCAACCAGTGAAGTTTTTTCTAATATTATTCAAATGACACCAGTTGGAAATCCTAGTCAATGGCAAAATCCAGCATCAGCACCAGCAGGTTACGTTGGTGGACGCGCTCGCGGTAATTGGCAATGTACAATAGGCGCGCCTTTTGTCGGTGAAGACGATAGCGGTAGTGTAATCAAAGCACAAAACGCTATCCCACGCAGAGCAGGCAGTGTTGTTTACTTAACCAATAACGTGCCATACATTGGAAAATTAGAATATGACGCGCACAGCAGACAAGCACCTAATGGCATGGTGCGTGTATCTGTTGCATTATTTGAAGGGGTTTTAAATGGCTCTAGTTGAAATCAGAACAGCGTTAGAAACTAAACTGAACGCGCTTACGCCTACACTTGCAACAGCATGGGAGAGCGTGCCGTTTACGCCTGTAGTGGGTACAGCATACCAGCAAGTAAATTTAATGATTGCAGGCACGCTTAACCCTACACTAGGCGGCACACATTATCGCATTAAAGGATTTATGCAGGTTTTATTGTGTTATCCGCCTAACGCAGGCGCAAAAACAGCAGCAACACGCGCTGATTTACTCGTTAATCATTTTAAACGCGGTACGAGTTTAACAAGTGGCGGGATTACTGTTATTATTGACAAGACACCATCAATTGCACCGGCATTGATTGACGGGGTGCTTTATAAAATTCCGGTATCAATTTATTTTTCAGCAGATATTTACTCATAAGAGGTTACAAAATGACAATTGCTCAAGGCGTTAAAAAAGTCGTATCGTACAAAAAACAAACAGGCTTAGGTGTTCCAGCTTCAGGCAGTGGTGGTCAAGAATTAAGACGTGTGACCAGCACAATCAATTTAACAAAAGATACTTATCAATCAAATGAGATTCGCTCAGATCAACAAATTGCTGATTTTAGACACGGCTCAAAACAAGTTACAGGCACATTGAGTGCAGAGTTATCGGCTGGCACTTACAAAGATTTTTTACAGTCGGTATTGCGCAAAGATTTTGTGGCTATTTCTTCTTTGACAGCAGCGGCTGTGACTATTGTTGCATCAACTGGTGTTATTACATTTCAAACAGGCAACCCGCTAACAGGCGGCATTAAAATTGGTAATGTGGTTCGAATTACAGTCGGCAGTGTTAACGCGGCTAACTTAAATAAAAACTTGTTGGTCACAGGCGTTACAGCAAGCACATTGACCGTTAAAACTTTAAACGGTAGCGCACTGGCTGATAATGCTACTTCAGTCACTGGTGTAACGATTGCCATTCCAGGCAAATATACTTATGTGCCAGAAACTGCGCAAACACAAGATTACTATACTGTAGAGCATTGGTTTTCAGACGTAGCACAATCAGAGGTTTATTCAGATATTGTTCAAACTAATGCACAGGTAAAAATCCCCGCTAATGGTATGGCAACCATTGACTTTCCATTAGTTGGCTTAAATGTATCAACAGGCACATCACAAGTGTTAACTTCACCAACTGCAATCACAACAGGTGGTGTTACTGCTGGTGTTAACGGTTTGTTATTAGTTGCAGGATCACCAGTTGCCATTGTTACTTCAATTGATTTTGATGTTAACGGTAACGTTGCAGTTGCAGACGCGGTAGTCGGTTCATTAACACGCCCAGACGTATTTCAAGGCACTGTAGGCGCAACAGGTACATTTAGTGCTTACTTTACTGATGCAACATTCCGCGATTACTTTATTAACGAAACAGAAGTATCAATCGTGGTTGCGTTGACAACAGATAGCACTGCAACAGCAGACTTTGTTGTGTTCACTATGTCACGCGTTAAAGTAGGCGGTGCTGATGTTACCGATGGCGCGTCTGGTTTAACTCGCACATTCCCATTCACTGCGTTGAAAAACACAGCGGGCGGCAGTGCAGCGGCTAATTTAGCGACAACAATCATGGTTCAAGATTCACTCGCTTAAAAATAGTGCTACAATTACCCACGCTTGTAATTATGCAGGCGTGGGTATTTTTTTATAAATCAACAGGAACACACGAACATGAGCAAAGAAAATAAAGGTTTATCATTAGCTGATTTGGATTTAGTTAGCGCGTCAGAAAACGCTTTTGAGTTTGAATATTTAAGACCTGACGGCAGTGACACAGGTGTTTTTGTAACCGTACTAGGCGCACAAGCACCTAAGGTACAGGATTGGGTTCGCAAAACACTTAACAGAAGAAAATCACAAGACCAGCTAGCGGCAAAACGCGGCAAAGAAATTGAGCGCACAATTGAAGATGACGAACAATTCGGCATTGATGCAGCAGCAATTCGCGTTGTTGGGTGGCGCGGCATTACTGAACCATACTCACATGAGAACGCTTTGATCCTGATGGAGCGTAACAGCGAATTGCGTGAACAAGTATTTGAGGCAAGTAATAACTTGGGAAACTTCACCAAAGCCTAATTGATGACCTTGTTACGTTTGGCAAACGCGAGTTTGAACTCAGCAAAACAAACGATAACGGGTCAAGTTTACGCGATGAAGCTCAAGCTATTGTTGCAATGGGGCATGAGATACCAGACGATTATAAGTCGCTACCTATGCCAGAAAATTACAGACATTGCTGGTCGTGGTTTGGTGAATTAAGCCGCACACGTTCCAGCAATGGATTTGGTCAAAATCCAATTAGTTACAGTGAAATTGACGCTTGGTCACGATTGACCAATATTGAATTAACACCATTAGAAGTAAGTGCTATTATGAGGTTAGATAGTGCTTACTTAACAATCCAAGCCGAGCAAATTGCACAACGGAGCAAGAAAAAATGACAACAGATACCTATTCCATTCAAGTCTCAGTCGATTCGACCAGTGCAGTAACAGCCACGCGCAATTTAACGGCAATGGAGCAAGCAACGGGCAGAAGTGAACGTGCTTTGTTTAGTTTAGGTAACATGGCAAAAGCAGCAAGCGCGGCTTTGCTTGGCATTGGATTTAAAACCGTAATTAGTGAAATGGCATCGTTTGAAACGAAAATGCTTCAATTAAAATCGTTAACCGATGCCACCACTCAACAAATGAAAGCAATGGAAAAACAAGCGCGTGAACTTGGCGCGACCACTGCATTTTCAGCACAACAAGCGGCAGAAGCGCAAGGCGTTTTAGCAGCAGCAGGTTTAAAAACTAATGAAATATTAACTGCAACACCAAAAGTTTTACAACTTGCGGCAGCAGGCAGTTTAGAGCTTTCAAGAGCAGCAGAAATTTCAACAGAAACCATGAATGGTTTAGGTTTAAGTTTAAAAGATTTAGGACGTATCAATGACGTTTTAGCAAAAGCCGCAGCCGATTCAAGTACAAGCGTTGGTCAAATTGGCGATGCTATGAAAACAGCAGCACCAATAGCTAGGCTTTATAAGATTAGCTTAGAAGAAGTCGCTGCAATGCTAGAAATAGCAGCAGCAAATGGATTAAAAGGTGCTGAAGCTGGAAATAATTTAAAAACAATATTTAAAGCGTTAACAAACGATCAAAAAGATAATGTTGAAATTTTAGCTAAACATAATTTAAAACTTAAAGACTTAAGCATTGAAACTATTGGTGCGGCAAAAGTTTTAGATAATTTAAGTAAGGCGCATTTATCAGCAACAGAGGCAACGGTAATTTATGGCGGTGATGCAACAGCATTAGGCGCAATTTTAGCTAATAATTCAGAAAAATTTAAAGAAAATACAAAAGATTTAGAAAAAGCTGACGGCATGGCAAAAAAGGCAGCCGATACTTTAAATCAAGGATTAGCAAAAGCGTTTGATTCGCTTAAAGGAACAATTAGTGAAGCAGCATTGCAATTAGGTGATTCTGGTTTAAAAGGCGCATTGACTGATGTGATACAACAAGCAACAGGTGTTATTGCAATTTATGAAGGCATGGGTGATAAATTTGCAGAATCTAATAACTATACAAAAGAGCAATACGACAATTTAAAAAGCGTAGCAGACGAATTAAAAATTGTTGCGGGCGCGGCTGGCGGTATTGCAAGTCTAACTGCGGTTATTTGGGGTGCTAACGCGGCTATGGTAGCGTTTAACATTGCAACCCGCGCTAATCCTTTAATTATGGGCGCAACAGTTGTAGCGGCAGCAGCAGGCGCAACATTTGCAAAGATAGCAGATAATCAAAGCACCATTGATAAACAAATTGAAACAGCAGAAAAACGCATTGCGGCAATGGAAAAATATGGTTTACCAAATTTAATTGGTACGGCAGTTGGTTTTGATACTGAAAAAGAACGCACAAAATTAACTGCGTTAAAACAATTTAAAGAGGAACAGCTTGCAGCAACAAAAGCAACTATTGATGCAACCGCAAAAACTGAAAAACACACTGAAGCAGCCAAAACAAATACAGTCGCAACAGCAGATTCAACAGATAAAACTAAAAAAACATCTGAAGCTAAAAAAGAAGCAGCAAAAGCCGCTAAAGATTTAGCCGAAGCAGAGCGTTATTTTAACGAACAACTTAACGCACAAGTAGCAGCGGCAGAAAACGCAGGCAAGTTATTTGCAGCACAGCAACAAACTAAACTGGCTGGAATTGAAGCAGAAAAACAATCCATTATTGATAAAGCGTCAATTGAGTATCAACACGCAACCAGCTACGAAGAAAAATCACGCATATTAAACGAATCTCAAAATGCGACCAATGCACTACTCGCAAAAGAAAAAGAGATCCGCGATGCGCTAACTAATCAAAGCGCAGAAACCATTGACGCTAAAATCGCAGCGGCACAATCTGAATTAGACAATGCTGGTAAATACAATTTAACACTGGCTGAACAATTGCGTTTAAAAACTCAAATATCTAGTTTGCAAGTTGATAAGGCAATAATAGGCGAAACAGCAAGTCAGCAAGATATTAAAGCTAAGTCAGACGCAGAAAAAAAAGCTAATGATGATAGATTAGCAGCCATTAAAGCTATTGATGACGCTCAGACAGCAGCTAATACAGCGTCAACGGCTCAAATGGCAATACTTACAGCCAACCTAGATGCAGCAAAAGAAGCAGCAACAGGGTTAGCTGATGCGTTTGGCAGTGTAGGCAGTGCAGTTGGTGGATTAGATGTTGCGTTGGCATCTTATGAAAAGTCACAGGCTGCCATTGCTGACGGATTGCAAAACCAATTATTTGAGATTCAAAAACTCAATGATGGCAAAGGCGATCAAGCAAAAACTGATAAAGCCATTGCAGCAGCAAATCAAAAACAATCACAATTACAGGTTAAGTCATACGGTGATATGGCGGCAGCGGCACAGGGATTCTTTAAGAAAGGCACAGCAGGATATAACGCGCTAGGCGTTGCAACTAAAGTTTTCCGCGCGTTTGAAATGGCTCAGTCTGCAATGTCAATGGTTAGAATGATTGCAGATAATGGCGCAAAAGTAGGCGCGTATATTACAGGGTTATTTACACAAACCGCAGCCAATACAGCATCAGTTGCGCCAAACGTTGCAGCAGATGCAACTAAAGCTACAGCATCTGGAACGGCAGCAGTAGCACAAGCGTCTAATGCACCATTTCCAATTGGGTTTGCTACAGGTGCGGCAATGCTGGCGTTTATGCTTGCAATTGGCGTTGCAATGGCTGGTGGCAGTAGTAGTGCGCCAACCATGACGGGTGCTGATTATGAAAAACAACAAACCGAAAAATACAGCGCATCATTAAAAACAAGTGTTTTAGGAAAAGATGAATATTCAAACTCAATTGCTAATTCATTAGAAGCATTAAAAAATAATTCATCAGCAGATTTGGATTATTCATTGGGCATGCTTAGAGCGATGGAAAAAGTAGCCACATCAATGGATACTCTTGTTTCAATGACAGCCAAGCAATTAAATATTGATATTGGTCAAATAACTTCAAGCATGAAATTTGGAACATCAACATCATCAAATAGCCCTCTTGGATCAAATGATTTAGTTAATTTATTAGTATTTGGTTTATTTGGTGGTTTCTTTACAAAAACATCTGTAAAAACAGAATTTGCTGGAGCGGGAATTAAATTTATAGATCAAACATTAGGCTCAATTGTTACCGAAGGAATTAAAGGCGCACAAACTTATGTGGATGTTTTAGTTACCACAACAAAAAGCAGTTTCTTTGGAATGTTTAAATCTGTTAAACAAGAAATTAAAACAAAGTACACTGCGTTAAGTGATGAAATAGCTAATTCAATATCTTATACAATTGTAAGCATGTATAACGCCATTGCTATTGCTTCAAAACAAACAGGAAATATAGGGATTGTTGATACTTTAAAAGGATACACTGTATCACTTGGAAAAATTCCACTTGGAAAAGACCCAACAAAGTATGAAGAAATATTCAAAGCCACCATCAATAAATTGGGTGACGATTTGGCTATGCTTGACCCGCGTTTTAAAGATTTCCAACGTATTGGTGAAGGTTATTTAGAAACGCTAACAAGAACATCAAACGGCATTGTTACAGCACAACAAAAACTTGCAGCGGCTGGCATTGTTGCTATTGATTATACAAATATCAAAGAAAAGCAAGGTGATGTTGAAGCGGAATTGGTTAGAGATTCAATTTTAGCAACAAACAGTCTAACTGATGTTAGCGACATTATGAGCAATTTATCTGGTACAGCAGATGAATTGCTTGCTGCGCTTAAAAATTTAAATGACATTAAATTTGGTTTAAATGCAATTGGATTAGGTTCAATTGATTTAAATCAAAAAATGATTAACGTAGCAGGTGGGTTAAGCGCGTTTAATTCTTCAATAAATGATTTTATTGGCTCAATACTATCGCCTGAAGATCAATTAAATATTAAAACCGCACGAGTAGCGTCAAGTTTAGAAAGTTTAGGTATAACAATGCCAGACTTAGGTGGCAACGCGCAAGATTCTTTAGATTACTATAAAAATTTATTACAACAAGCTGCGCAAGATACTACTGAAGCAGGTGATCGTGCGTTTGTTAAATTACTACAATTAGCTAATGACTTTGCATCAGTAGCAACAGAAACTGCAAAACTAGCCGCTGATGAGTTAAACAAAACGCTTGATGAGTTTAAGGCTAAACAATCAGAAATAGCGGCAACAATTAAAACAGAACAAGGCAACATTGTTAAATCAACTGATTTATTGATTTCTGTTTATAAAAAACTAGGTGAAATTGATTTACCATCAAAAGAAGAGGCGTTGCGCCTTGAGCGTGAAAAAGCAGCAAAAGGGTTAGACGCTGAATCTGCAAGCGTTACAACTGCCTTAAATAATTTAACTTATATCATCAACGTATTTAATGAAGCATCGGCTGGATTAAAATCAGCGTATCAAGCATTAACCGCTATGCGTGATAGATTTGTTAGCATTGGTGAATCTTTAAGTAGCTATCTTGGTGAATTAAACAATACATCGTCAGATTATGATAACGCTCGCACGTTATTTTTAAAAACGTCAGAACTTGCAAAAGGCGATAATGAGCAAGCGTTAAAAGACTTAGAAGGTGTATCTAAAGCGTTTTTATCGGCATCTAAAGCAAGAAGTGACGCTGAAATACAAGCCGCACAAGATTCAGTCAACACTGCAAAATCTGCGTTAACATCTACGCAAGACGCATTAAAACAAGCGCAAGAAGAACAAGCAGCGGCACAATTGCAAGCGTCAAAAGATGCGTTGTCAAATCAAAAGCAAGCATTAGCAGACCAAGTCAGCGCATTAAAAGAAAGCGTTAGCACAATTACTGCGTTTAAAGATAAATTATTGAGCGTCAGCAAATCGCTTGGAAGTTACTTAAAAGAGTTAACTAATGAATCACAAAATTATGATGCGGCAAAAGCAGAATTTTTAAGAATTGCTGCATTGGCAAAAGCAGGTGATGAGCAGGCATTGCAAGACTTAGAAAATACTGCAAAAGATTTTTTAAGCATTTCAAAAACTCAAATTGATGATTCAACAAAAATATTTAAAGATGCAATTGATACTTCAAAGGCAGGATTAAAAACGGCTTATGATGCTGTTGTTGCTTTGCGTGATAAGTTTAAATCCATTAGACAATCACTGGTGGATTATAAATTAGAAATTACTGGCGCAGGTACGCCACAGGGTTCGCCAGAATCAATTTATACATCCACTAAAAAAGCGTTTGAAGATGCTAGAGTTTTAGCAGCTGGTGGCAATGAACAAGCATTAACTGATTTGCCAAGCATTGCAAAATCATTTTTAGACGCGTCTTTGCAATATAACGCAACTGGCATGGATTATCAGGCAGATTATCAATCTGTTTTAGGCTCGCTAGATACTTCAATTGCAAAAGTAGACAGT